GGAGAGTCGATTCAAAGCCAGTAAATACGAATGAACCTTGATCGTGAATGTAAAGACTCAAGTAATTCGAGTTAATGAAATAAACCGTACCTTCTGGACAGTAAGGATCTGGATAAACAGGAACGCCAGCGACCATCAAAGCACGGAAAGCTGCTGAAGGACCGTTAGCATCTGAATCGAAACCGTTACCTGGGGTAATAACATATTGCTCTTGACCAACATAATCTTGGGCTAAAAGTGTCCATGTACCGAATCCGCATACGCCAAAAGTAGGAACTTCAGCGCCATTCTTAACAGTGCCTGAAATGTACTGGAGAATGTTTTGACGAGTTGGGTTCACAGAACCTGCGTTATACACCTTAGATTTCCACCAAGTATAGGTAGTTCTATTGATGTTACCGTAGGTAACCATGTTAGTACCGTCATCAATAGCACCAGGCAAACCAATGAACTGTTGAGTGTTCGTAGTATTGGTATACAGGGCAGTAGCCATTGCATCCATCATCACATTGGTAGCATCATTCATGCGTGCTTCAATGAGAGGAATAATTGCATAGTCTTGCTGAACTGCACCTTCCATTCCGAGGAATGGTACTGGAGCAATCATCAGTTTAAGGTTGAACTCAGCATTGAAAGCACCTTGCTGAACTGACGGCTGGTTAAACGAACCAGAATAGTCAGACCATTGGGCATTAACAAACTGTGCGCCTTGAACTGGAACGGTTACTTGGGATACACCACCAGAGGCTTGTTGACTGTTAGCAATCAACGCAGCCACAAGGGGTGTGCTGTTATAAAGTTGTACTACCAGCTTGGGGATAAACGCTCTACGAGTAACATAAGTCAACTCATTGTATTGCGAAGAACCTGACGCTGGAAGAATTCCGCCACCTATAGGCATGGTTTATCTCCAAACAAAAATTAAAATATCCCCTCTACTACTAATACCCTATTGGGCGAGTGTTTTTACGCAACTCACCTAACGCTTCTGCTGCCACATTGCGTGCTGCACCTTTTGGATCTTTCCAAAACTTAGAAAGGTCAAAACCCTTCAATGGATTAGGATTGTATCCTGAAGGTGTTGGCACAGCAGCTTGTTTCATCCAATCAAAATACTCTGCTGCGGTTTCGTGATTGGTCATTCCTTTACTAAGCATGAGCTTCTCAATTTCTTCAATATCTTCTTCAGAATGAGCTAAACCCTTCTTGTATAAATTATCTCTGCGAACTTTAAGTTCACCAATAGCATCTTTTTCACGCAACTTAGCTTCTAACTGCGCTACCCGTTCTTCGGCATTGTTGATTTTCTTTTCAGTGTAATCTTCAATCTCCAATTCAGGAATTGGCATATTAGGGCGAAGTTTCTTTGTCAAACGCAATACTTCTTTGCGAGTGGATGGATTCTCAGCCATATCCTTCATTAGCAAAGCTAATTCGTCACGCTGTTCAAAACTTAGATCTTCTAAAGACATTTTTATCCCCTAATTCGTTAAATGACTTTTTTCGTATCGCCAGGCTTGCTCATAGTCATCATGTTCTTAGAGCCAGCTTTGTTTGAAGCAGTTAAACCACCAAACTCTGAATAACGAGGAGTATTGATAATTTGACCATTTTTTTGGTTATTGTCGGTTGGGTTGCGAGGAGCCGAAGCGCCACGGGGTTTAAACAGATCCATATTATTTTCCTTTACATGGGGGGTGGTAATGGTGGTGGTACAGGAGCGCCAGGGGGTACTGCACCGCCACCTGTAGGTGGAGGCATTGGCAAGGCTGGTGCAGGTCCTTCTGGAGCCATACCAGGTATTGCTGGTGCTGACATCATCGCCTTACTTTCAGGAGAAGCACCGCCAGCTTGAGGTAAACTTTGTAACATCTGCAATATCTCAGCAGGTTGCAATTCAGCAGTACTGGCTTTCTTAACGCCTAGTACACCAATCATGCTACGAATAGCCGATAAAATTTGTTTGCCTTCGGATGATTCACTACCGATTGCAGGTAAAGATTGTTCTAACAAATCCATTGCCATAGATACATTAATCAGGGCTGCTTCACGATTGCCCATTTTTGGTTCTGGAGTAGACATTGGAGCAGCCATTGGTGGGCTGTTAGGATCTGAGATTCCCATATCGCCTGCGCCTTTTGGGACATCAGGTATGCCATTTGGAGTAGCGCTATCACGCTGACTCTTAATCATATTCATTAATTCTTCGGAAGGTACGCCCATAGCCATTTCCTATTAAGTTATTGCATAGCCTAAACTAAAACTATCAATTGTCAAGTGGGGGGATTTATTTTATTTCCACCCCCCCAAGGAAATTTCCATTGAAGGAGGAAACTATCTCCGTGATTTACGACATTTACGAGTTTTACCGTACATATTGGACTCCTTTTGGTTAGCCACGAACTGATCTAGGGGCAGCACGGGTTTTCATGCCACGATCAAAACTAGGTGTTGCTTGATTACGATACTGCACACTTGCTGGTGCTTGGGTACGATCTAGCGATTGTGTCGTTACTCTAGGCTGGTCAGCAGTTGATTGAGTCATTGGCATTGTATTTTCAGCCATGATTATCTCTTTTCTTTACGCATATTACGCATTTCATTTTTAGTCATAGAAGCACCAGTCATGTTGCGATAAATGCTTTTAGGCTCTACTCGCTCTGACTCTCCTGCTTCCATACGCTTTTCCCGTGGACTCATTAAAGACATTGCGGGTTCATTTTCTTTTTGTTCAGGGCTTTTCATACTTTATCCTTTTGGTGGAGGGGGCGGTGGAGCCATATCTTGCATGGCTTGATTCTTTTCTTCTCGTTTCTTTAACTTATCTTTTAACAATTGTTTCATTGGTGGTTCTAGTAAGTCAAGCAAATCTTCACGATCAATTGCTTCGGCTTTAAAAAGGCTAAAAGCTAGGTCTTTTAAATCTTCCGTAAAAATGGGAGAATTAGAGTGAGCATCGACCTTAACCACAAAATCTTTAGTGAATTGGTTGGCAATAAACGGTTGATCGTTAATATCATGGAAATGTGTTGGGTCGTAGGCTTGTATAAGTTTAAGATATAGGGTTGCCACTTTTTCAAGAGAATCCTCCACAATCAAAGCCCGTTTTTTAGCACGGGAACTACCTAATCTAGCCAATTGACTAGCATGACCTGCTGAACGCACCCCAACTTCACCCTTACCTTCAAGAACATTGCTGATACCTGATACTTCAGCAAACATTGAATCAATTTCATGAATCACTTCAAATAGATCAGGTGGCATATTAGGAGCCATACGATCTACCTTAGCATTAGGCATATCAGAAGCCAAAAGCCCGCCTGGGCGGTTTAACGCAAAATTCTTCTCATCCAAAATGCCCATAAAGCCTGAGAGGGCAGTCGGTGGATTGACTTGTTTACTAAGTAACTCAAGGATCTCAGCCATACGCTGATTGCGTAACTGTTGCAATAAGATTAGTTTTTGGCACTCAGAAGCACCCCAGTAGTAATCGTATAAGGGATTAGGACAAATCTGCACAAAAGGACATTCGCCTTTAAGGAACATGGATTCACCAGAACGGTCATAAATAATCACATCAGGACTTGCTATGGTGACTACTTGGTAATCATCAGTAGCGTCATTCCAAACCCAGAGTTCGTGCATTTCTACGGTTTCTTCTGACACCCGTGCCTTATAACGATTGATGTCATTAAGCTGCAAATTCACATTGCCATACATTTGTGGACCTGTTTGCGATAAAAGCAAACGATTAACGCCTTCAGGAATGTCAGTTTCAACTTCGTTATAGCTTGCTGCGACTCGATCTACAATCTTTTCCCGTTTAGGATGGGAATATAGCCGTGCATAAAGCTCTGACTTGGTGATGTAATAGGTCTGAACCAATGCTTCTTGCCTACCTGTATAGGGAGTATCTTCTCGCAACACCCCAATAGCAGATGGCTCAATCATGTAGGGATGGATACCATCATTAAAAATGAGCTTAATGTAGGTTGTGTTGTACACCAAAGCCCAGTTCAGAGCAGTGGAGAACACCTGATCCGCATTAGAATTAAGCCACTCATCATTAATTGCTTGGGTTAGCGCAGGTGATTTGTATTGATTGACGGGATTAACTCCAGCGCCTAGTGAAATCGAGAAGCGAGTGGTTTCAGCAGAGTATAAAAAGCTGGTTAACTGATCTAGGTGTGGATTGATTTTATTGAAGTACGCTGGCGGTTCTTCAGGTCCTGAGCCAAATAAGTAATAAGACCGCAGGCTTGAATAATCCGCCCGTCTTTCCTCTTTGGATACTAAGCATTTTTGCATTAGCTCCAAATAAAAGTTTTCTCTATCGTTATCGTTATCTGGGATTCTCATTTTTTAATCTGTAAGTTATCAGGATCTCGCATCGTTGAACTTGGATCAGTTCTAGGTCCTGATTTTATGCCTGCTTCTCTCGGTGTCAAGCCAACTTGTTCACCCTTAATGGATTGAATGCCTCTACCCGATAGTAGACTTTGCATACTAAGCCCTTGAAAACCGCCACCCCAAATCGCATTATCACCTGCACGGGCTTCCCGTGGGGCTTCTATTTGTGGAGTTGGCATTATTTTGTCCTTATTGCCTTTTTTGCGGGTGGCATACTTCTCTGCCTCAGCGTATTCTTTTTCGGAGAACTTGTTGTTACGGGTGAGGTAACCCGCTTGGTTCTCGCCTTCACGGGCGGTTTTGATATTGGACATTCCAAACTCGATAGCCAATTGCTTAGTACTCTTATCGGTAAAGCGAGTTTTTGCAGACACCATACTAGGGGCTTGCAGAAAAACAATAAAAACTTCTTCATGGCAATCCTTCATTGGACACTGCGCTTTTTTACTTTCAAAATAGCCGTGCTTTGGACACTTATAGTCATTTACTACCGCCATTGTTATCTCCCCTTCAACTGTTCGTCAAGTGTTAAATCGTTATATTCATACTTTGGTTTAATTCCGAGCTTAATTTGAATCCTGCCATCTACTAACTCTAATTTGGAAGTTCTTTCAAATTGTGGCTTTGGTTCTTTGCGATACTGAACAAAACGGGTATTGTCCCGATTTTGCATAATCGCTAGTTCTCCACGGCAATACTCTTGATATGCCTTAGATACCCGTATTTGCATCATTTCTGTCAATGGTTCGGTCAAATACTTGAAAACATCGTAAAAATGCGATTCAGACAAGCCAGCATGGTTAGCAAAGAGTTTTAACGAGATTCCTCGGTTTTTATCGTCAATAAAGCGCCTCATGATGCGTTTTAGCTCTAATTTAGTGATTGCTGTGTTAACCCTGCCCATAAACCCCTATTGCCTTCAAATAATCAGATACATTGCGCCCAACCGTGAGTTGTTCGGGTGTAAAGTCGTCTTGTACCCGTGAAACTGTCCTAGAAATCTGAGTTGCGATCAATCTAGGCTGAACTTGCTCTGCAAACGCTGCTGCTGCTAAGGCGCAAGCAATAACACGGTCATCTTTGTTCCTGCCTGCTGCTTCTATCGAGCCACCGTTACGAACCATCGTTTTCATCTCCTCAATGGTGTCCATATCGTTAATTTCCATCATGCCACGCTCAAAAAAGTCCTTCATGTAGGTGAGCATCCTCTCTTTGGTAGCAGAAGTGGTTAACCAGCCAATCGAATTGCTCATTCCGCCCAAGGTATCGTTTCTGCGCCAGATATAGTTCTGCATATTGGCATAGACATCCATCAGATCCTTGCCCATAGCGCTTCCCATGTGGGCAGCCTGTCTTTTCAGGTTCTTTAGCTCGTTAATCACTGCTTGACCTGGACCGTTTACCTCTAAATTGAGGGTAGAGTTCTTGTAAGCACCTGCTAAGTGGGCGATTACCCAAGCAAATTGATAGGTATTCATTTCAGATGTAGCAAAGGAAGCGACTTGTTCTAAGCCATCTGAATAGACTCTGAACACTTGGATACAAAAACGATCTGCCCAATCAGAGCTTCCGTAGGCTGGATCAGCGCCCAAAACATAATAAGCCGTATCTACGGGTTCTTCCCAAACCTTTAAGGTGCATAACCTATCGGTAGACTTGATGACTTCGGTATCTTGAAAGTTCGTACCAAAGACATAACGGTAAGATGCAAAGGTTTTTTTCTTTAAAGACTTGACGGCATCGGTACAACGGGCATTAGAAAAGAAACTAGTCCCCGTCATAATGAAAGCGTAGTCCTCGGTAGGCGGAAACTCCTGATACATCAGGCTATCGTCTTTGATTCCTTCAAATAACTTCCAACGCCACCACGCTATTTGCCGTGAATTGATGTCAAAGTTATAGAGCTTTTTAATATCCTTGACCCATTCCTTTTCTTCCCCTGTCAGCTTGCCATCCCAGTACACCTTGTAGGTGTTGCCATTGGGATCTAGGCTATAGAGTTCATTACGCCACCAGCCACAGAAGATTGCTCGCTGAGTTCTAGCCCGTTTAGCGGTGGTGTACATATCGTGGAACATATTAAAACCACGAGCAGTCGATTCAAATAAATACATTCGATCAGGGTTGGTTTCTGCTAAAGACGCTAAGAGAGAAGCAAGCCCTTCCTCATCTCCCCAACTGGAAGTTTCCGTTCCATGTAGGTATGTAATAGCCTTGCCACGACCCAAAGATCCTTTCGCTCTAAGCCCTGCGACTTGATAAAAGAGTCTACTGCGGTTCTTGAGGGAAAGCTGATTCCGATTGTGGGCAAGGAGCGGGATACGGTACTCTTTGGGCAAACCATCCATATACATGGCAAGGGTGCTTCTGAACATATCCCGATTTTCTTCCGTATCTGTTGTAAGGGTTCCCTGCAGACCTGGGTGCGTAAAGTGCCAATAAAGGTCAAGGGCGAGTGAGATTGTGGTGATTCCAAGTTGCCTTCCTTTCAAAATAACAAAAAAGTGAACATCCTCAGCTAAACCTTTGGCTATTTCATCCATAACATAGGTTTGGGAGCCTAGTAAATGCCCCATTTTCTTTAAACCTTGCTCTTTGGTTTCTATTTGCAAAGCAGCGCAGAACTTATAAAAACCCTTCTTATCAAAATTCATACGGTAATCCAAGGCAATTTGTTATTAAAACGCTTGAGTATTTCCCGATTACCGATTTCAAAGAACTCTTTTTGTACGCTATATTCATTACCACCAAGCCTAAAACAAAAGGTGTGCAGGTTAGTACCTACAAACTTAGGAAAGATTTGTTTGGCAGTAGCATAGAAAGTTCGGTCTATTCCGTAGCCTTTATTGGAGAGAACTCCGCTAATGGCTTTTAAACATTCAGTTCTCATTCCCCACATACACCAGTCGACAAAGTGGTGGTTCTCTATATTCCAAGCAGAATTCGCTTCGCCCAATGCTTCACAGTTATCCAATAAGAGGAATTCTCCATTCTTATCAAACACCTTTCTAAAAGAATAAGCCCAATCGTTTCCTTCATTAATTTTCCCCATGATGGTTTCTACATGGTCAGGCTCAAACCAATCATCGTCATTACAGAAGAAAGTGACTTCCTCATTAATCAAATGCGGGGCAGCAGCCAACCAACGCCTACCCTCTAAATCTTTACCGCCAATTTTGGTGTCCCAGTAGCACAAGCGTACATGGGGATATAAGCGCCTTAGCTCAACAAACTGATTAAAGTTATCGTCACATAAAATGTAATGCTGGCAAGCATAAGTCTGGCTATAGATTGATTTAATACATTGCTCTAACTCAAGCGGTCTTTTGCCGTTGGTAACGGTCACTACGGCTGCGGTTCTCATTTGTGTTGGTTTAGCTTTTTAATCTCAAAGTGATCTAGATCCCAGTCCGCCACTTTTAGCCTAGCATGGTGATTTTTAGCTAGATCAATCAAGGCGGTGTAGGTCATTTCACTATAAGTGTTTTTCCAAGTCCCTGCCAACTTAATCTTTTGCTTTTTGGTTTTACAGGCTATGGCTTTGTTCATTTGTTCTTTAAACAGCAAACGCTCTATTTGCAAACGCTCAATGTCTTGCATCCAAATCCTCTGGGCTATCCAAAATAGACTTTAAATAAGTGATCTCAGCCGTAGCTTGGGCTAAAAGTTTAGAGGACTCGCCATGCACCCGCATGAGTTCATGGAAGATCTGATCTTTACTCATTTCCCAGATCCGTTGCATATACATTTTTTTAGCCTGATCGTTGGCTGTTTCAATGTAATCTACTGCGCTCATTTGACCGTTTACTTTTTCGCTCATTCTATTCTCCATACTCTCACTCCGTTGCCTTCCCGCCTAGCGGTAAATTTCATGCCTGTCCTCTTTTGTGCCTTGTAGTTTGCATTACAAATAATTTGAATCTTTGACTCTGGCACAAAGAAGCACTCACCCAATTCCATTTCTTTATAAGGGTATCTTTTAGTCCTCTCAGAAGGTAATGGAATATTACTTTCCACTGCAATTGACATATACTCTCCTTAATCTATTTAATCCAATAATACACACTATGTTAGAAACATACAATGAGTATCACCTTGGCGATAACCTTATACACCTTAATTATCTAAGGCGCTTGCAACTCCCATTAGGTGAGGACATTGTTCACCACTGCAATCCCATGCACCACGCTCAGCTATTACCGCTTACCGAGGGTACAGCAATCACCTTAGCGGATCTATACATACCACCCACGGCAGTCAACGCTTGGATTGGGCGAGATAACTATTTTTATACCCATCCACTACAGGCTAATTGGGTGTTATTTCACTTATCTTGGTTCGATCATTTGTCTAATCTTTTAGGGGTAGACAACCCCATAGCTTGTAGAGAGGACTTACTCTTTGAGTACCCTGCCTTAAACGCTCCCCTCCCACTATCCTTTGATACCCTCATAATCAACGCAGAGCCGAAATCAAACCAGTTACCAACCTTTAGTCATGGATTCTTTAACAGGCGGGTAAAAGAGCTATTAAACGCTGGCAAGAGGGTGATTACTACGAATCCCACAGGGATGTGCCTATCGACTTTAGAGATGGGTATGGATGTAACAGCCATTGGTTCTCTATCCAAATACTGTACCGCCATAGAAGGGGTGGCTACAGGTCCTATTTGGACAACTTTTAATGTCTTTAATTTAGAAAATATCAAGAGTAGGGTTTTGTACTGCGATATTCAAACAGTCAATCTGACGGATAACACCGTAACCAAAAAACTGTAATTTTCTATGGGGGGAGAACGGAATAGGGCACGCACAATCCCCACTCCCTGCCCAATTGAAGTGCCAATCTTTTGTGCAATTCTAGGCTGCTGGTTAGGTTACCTGACCAAATTACCAGGCTAGTGCAGTGTTGCTCAACACTCTAGTTAGTAGCGTACCCTAATCAGTACACCTAATGACTAACGATCACTTAATCTCGCCTATGATCCTACCCGTATCATGGTAAACCCTTGCTCGGTTAAAGTTGCCATTGTTTCTATTTTTCTGACAGTTGTCTTACCTATTAATCTAGTTACTTACTAAATTAACTATTTATCAATAGTCTTATTATATTAATAGGATCACTATAGAAAAAAACTATCAATTTGTCAATCTTAATTAAAATATTTATTTAAAGATTAGTAGTATTAATAGTATTAATAGTATTACAATCAAACTGTAGTAAACAAAAACCTAACTAAAGGATATAAATATCATGAGCATAGAAAACAAAGTTTATCAACAAGTAACCGATAGAATTATTGAGCAATTAGAAAAGGGCGCTATTCCATGGGTTAAGCCCTGGAACGCTACTAGCAGCGCTGATAAGAATGTTATCTCTAAAAAAGAATACAACGGGATCAATCGTTTAATTCTAGGTATGTCAGGCTATACAAATAGTGTATGGGGATCATTCAAGCAATGGCAGGAATTAGGCGGTAATGTTGCTAAGGGTGAAAAAGGCACAATGATTGTTTTCTATTCCCCTATTGTGAAAGAGGCGTTAAACCCTGCCACTGGTAACAATGAGCAATCTATGTATCACTGCTTGAAATCGTACTATGTTTTCAATGTAGATCAAGTTGAGGGTATCGAGATTGAAAAGCCCGAAGTAACGCCTAGAGTATTTGAGCCCTCAATAGCGCTTGATGAGCGTATTTTGAAAAGTGGTGCCAATATCAAGCATGGTGGCAGCCAGGCATTTTATAGCCCTAGTACTGACTCAATCGGTATGCCAGATCGTAATACTTTCACCGATGATAACAACTATTATGCAACTATCTTGCATGAATTAACGCATTGGTCTGGCGCTAAACATAGGCTTGATCGTACTAAAGGCAAGCGTTTTGCTGATAGTGCTTATGCGTTCGAAGAATTAGTGGCAGAAATGGGGGCTGCTTTCCTATGCCAGGACTACGCTATTAGTGGTGATCTACGCCACGCTGGCTATATCGGTAATTGGCTTAAGTGCCTAAAAGCAGATAACAAGGCGATATTTAACGCTGCTGCACTTGCTCAAAAAGCAGCAACTTATATTAATGAATTAGATGCACTGACTAACCAGGCAGCAGCCTAGTTGCCTCTTATAGATCCTTGTTTATCAGGGATCTATAGGGTTGCAATTAAGCAATCAATACCTAACTGGAGTAATCAAAATGAGTATTTATAAGAGTGTTTTACCGTTTACCAGGGCGCTGCCTATGGCTGCTTGTGGTACTAGTCTTATAACCACAATGCAAGCAAATTATAGTGATCTAGTAAAGTGTTTCGGTTTACCTGATAAGGTAAATGAGATCAGCGATAAAGTAAGCGCTGAATGGGTTTTATCTTTTATTGACGGTTCTATTGTCACAATCTACGATTGGAAAACTAGCAAGGGCTATTGTGGTGCTAGTGGTGTTGACTATCAAGACAATATCCATTGGCATATTGGAGGCACTGATAGCAGCGTTGACGCTGCACAATTGATTGTTAACGCTTTATCCATTAATGAGGTGACAGCATGAACTATAAAGACAGTCTATTAGATAAGATCATTCTAGTGATCTCATTATTCGCTGTAATACCCTTAATTTGGCTATTAATGGCACTGTAAGGATCGTTTACCAATAAGTAGGGGCATACTAGCCCCTATTTTTTTAAGCGCTTATAGAGCGTTTAAATCATTCTCTTATATTTCAATCTATTTTCCCTATGTTTTAACTCTTTTTTGAGAGAGATTGTTTTACTTATTCTTATAAAAATCACGATCAAAAATTCAGTCGCGCATACGCGCAGGCGAAAGATTTACTAGGGTGGTTTGGCTGGCAATCCATTACGGCAGTCAGCAGCAGGTAGGCTGCCAACAGTAGCAGGGTGGGAAAAGAATTAACTTACCTTAATTTGATTACCCCATAAAAAAAGTTAGTTAGCACCTAACCCGCTATTCATATAGGGGTGATCGCTTTTAAGCGGTGGTTATCGTTTATCGAGCGTTGCTTAACTAAAGAGGTGCAGCCCTGTAAAGGTCCCCTAGATGGTAGCCAACTCGTTTATCTGTATCTATCACCACGATATTTACAAGGACTGGGTTATGGTCCCGTTTAGAGTGTTTTACTGGTGATTTTGATGGTGAGGTCTTAAATCGTTATGGGAACCCAATCGCATAACAGACCCAAAACCACCACTAAAACATTCTTGCGGGAATTACACCATAAAAAAATAAATTACACAAGCATTGTTTAAATACAACAGATTAGTAAAGAGTGTATTGCATTAAGATTATTAATCCTTTAGAGTGTAGTTGTTGTATCCGATTGACCTAACTAAAGGAGTATCCAACATGAAATTCTGTATTGATTGTATTCACTATGAGGACTTGACAAGCTTATGCCTCAAGACTAACTACACTGATTTAGTTACTGGCAAGACTGAATATCGTAACGCTCATACTGAAAGAACCCTAGACCTGACAGGTTGCGGTAAAGAAGGCAAGTTCTTTAAACCACAGCGCCATAAGATATATTCGGCTGCTGATCTAGATGATTTATCCACAATTCCATTCGGGAGATAAGCATGGCAACGAGAAAAACAGTAAAGACTATCAACGAGATTGATCGCTTAAAGAACTTGATTGCAAGACAAGACGATCAGCTAGACCAGCTATCTGACGAACTTAAAGACGCAAAAGAACAGGCTGAGTTCTGTCGCAAGCAGATTAATCACTATCTGGCATTAGTGAACATATTAACGAGGGGATCATAATGAACGACCAAGCAGACTTTGCAGACGAGGTTAGAAATAGCGCCTGGTGGAGTGGTGATAGTCGTAAGGCTGCCAATGGTAGAGCAGTAGACGCTATTCTTACTAAACAAGGCAAGATGCCTATTCCTGACTTGTCGCAAGTTGAAGTGGTGCAAATGGGTCATGTGATGCAGCCGATCATTGGCAAACTAGCCCAGGAGAAGTTACGCATTGAATTAAAAGAAGCTGACTATGCTATGACTCACCCTAAGCATGACTGGTTTAGATCACACTTTGATTTCATTAGCGCTGATGGTAAGACGCTAGTTGAGGCTAAGAACTACAACGCTGGCACTAGGTCAAAGTTTGACGCTGATACCAATACGATCCCCTTGGCTGACTATGCCCAGTTAGTGCATGAAGCTGCTTGTCATGGTGTTGAGCGCATTTACTTGGCGGTTTTATTTGGCGGACAAGAGTTTCAGACCTTTGAATTTAAGATCAGTGAAGCTGAGAAGGATGAATTTATACAGAAGATGGCTGTGTATTGGGGCTTTGTCAAGGCTAATACCTTGCCTGAGGCGGAAACCATTGAGCAAACTAAGCTGATTTATCCAATCTCTACTGAGGAGCAAGTTGTAGCCACGCAACAAATGGAACAAGCAGTAGCCCAACTCAAAGCAATCAAGGGTCAAATTAAAGAGCTTGAAGGCGCTGAGGAGCAAATAGAAGTAGCGATCAGGAACGCTCTAGGTGACAAATCAGCCGTAGTGGGTGTAGACGGATCAACGCTAGTGACTTGGCGCTCTACTAAGCCTTCTATGCGCTTTGCTAGTGATCTATTTAAGCAAGCCATGCCAGATATTTACGAGAAGTTTGTTATGGAGATGCCAGGATCACGGAGGTTCTTAGTCAAATGAACACTCTTGAGTTTGTCATTTGGGCAGTAGTAGCAACTTTTATCATTGAAGGTGTTTTATTAATGGGGAAACTATTATGAGCAATAACTTAATACCTTATGCAGATATGCAACAGATGGCAGAGGCTATGGTCAAGAGTAATCTATTTGGCATGAAGGATGTAAACCAGGTCATCGCTTTAGGGCTAGTAGCACAGGCTGACGGGATGCCATTTGCTAGTGCAGTGCGAGATTACGACATTATTCTAGGTAGACCAGCACTCAAGTCAGCCAGTATGCAAGCACGCTTTCAAGCTGCTGGTGGCAAGGTGGAATGGAAGGTTTACACCGATGATGAAGTGACGGGTATTTTTTCACACCCCAATGGTGGCACGCTAGAGCTAACTTGGACAATCGAGCAGGCACAACGGATTGGTTTAGTTAAGCCTAATTCTGGCTGGTCAAAGTATCCACGGGCAATGCTTCGGGCACGGTGTCTTAGCGAAGGAATCAGGACAGTATTCCCAGGGTGTCTTGGCAATATGTACGCCCCCGAGGAAGTGATTGATTTTGAGCCACAGACAGCACCTAAGCCAAAGCACATGGGTATCGTTACTAAGCTAGGCAATGAGATAGTCACCATTGCTGATCTTAAAGAGGACATGATCAAAGGTATACCCATGTATATCCCAGGATCAGACGAACCTTACGCTCAGTATCTTACGGTTGATGATTGGATTGATGGGTACGCAGAGATGCACGCTAAGATCCATGAGTCTACCAAGCTCTCACCAGAGGAAAAAGACGAGAAGATCCAATCTTTAAGGCAGTGCAATGATACCTATACGAAAACTTTTGACGGCAATACAGTTGCCAAATTCTTATCCAAGCTCACGATCCATAGAAAGGAAATCGCAAATGGCTAGTTTTTTATATCAAGAAGGTAAAGGCGGGTTGTTGCAGGAGTTCGACAAAAAGAACCCTGCTGGACCAGATTGGAAGGGTACTCTTAAGCTCAGTAGAGATTACAAAAAGGGCGAGGAAGTACGCATTAGCGCATGGACTAAGAACAATCCCAAGGGAACGATCATTAGTCTTAACGAAAACAATTGGACACCAAACCCAGATAGTAACTACCCCAAGGAGGTTAATCATGTTAAAGACAGCGATGTTCCTTTTTAGTATTATTTTAATCACGATGCCGATAGCCCAAGCGGGTACTAAATGCGAACCTGATAGCAGGGGAGGCTTTTGCTGTTGGGATGTAGAACGAGATGGCATCTTTAAACCAATATCCTGTGCATGATTATTCTTGATCTACCTTACCCGCCTTCAATCAATAATTATTGGTTGACTAGCGGGCATAGGCGATACATTAGTAAAAGGGGTATGGAGTTTAGAAAAGCAGTCTGGCTTTACTGCTTAGAATGGAAAATAAGCAAATTGGGAGATCAAGCCGTGATGGTTCACATTGTTTTAAGACCAAGATCAAAGAAGCTCATGGATATTGACAATTGCGCTAAAGCTATTTTAGACAGCCTAGAACACGCAGGAATTATTACTTCTGATGTCCAGGTTGAGCGTTTAATGATTGAAAGGGGGCAGCCAGTCAAAGGTGGCGGTTGCCGTGTGTTAATTGAAGTTATGTCCTCCGATAGCTCAGAGTTGAGCCTTTCACAAGAAGGCAGTTAGGTCAGGTGCGCCAGCCATCTTTTTGGGCAAGCTGGCACTAACTATGGGGATAGATATGAAAACAGTACCGTACAGAACCAAAACAGGTGTAGAGATTGGCAAGTATTACGAAAGAGATACTCGCCCTGAAATATCAGCCGATATGGAGTTAATTCAAAGCATTATGCTTGGAAAATATGAGTCAATAAAGCGTAAAACAGCCATTATTTATGCTTATTTTTTAGGCATTACATTGACAATCTTTTGCTTGTTTGTGTTTGCTAAATGAGGGGTTCAAACACTTATTCTGAAAGACAAACTGTTGCGAACAGAGGTGAGGTGTTGTTTGAGCAGTATTGCAAAGAAAACCACTATGAATGTAAGCGAGTGGGTTTTGATGAGAAAAACAATGCTGTAAGCACTTTCTATGATTTGTCTACTCTACTACGCAATTTGCCAGATTATGTATTAGTGCGCCCTGATAGCACCTATGTGGTCAATGTAAAGGGTACAGCCAACATTAAAAAGAAAGAGATTGATCTGCTGCCACTGATGATGGAGTGGTTTTCTAGTCGATCAGCGCCCTTAGTCTATGCTTTTTGTTTTGAACATAATGATCCCTTGTTTATTCATCCTGAGCAGATGATTGACTTGTACCGTAGATCAGTTGATAAACAATGGTCTGATGGGGTCATTTACCGTAATTTGAATTTAATGGAATTTGCATGAAACACGCTAGTAAGGCAGAATTAATTGCGTTTGAGCAGGAAACAGCGCAGTTGTGGGAAAACGGGGATTTACCGTACCTTATTCACCTTTCAGGGGGTAATGAGGATTTTCTGATTGATTTGTTTGGTGAGGCTAATGAGGGGGACTGGTTCTTTTCTACCCATCGCAATCATCACCACGCCCTTTTAGCAGGAATACCTAAAGATGAGCTACAGAATTCGATTTTGGCTGGAAATTCTATGTTTGTGTATTCTCGCAAGCATCGTTTTTTTACTAGCAGTGTGCTTGCTGGTACTACTTGTATTGCTGCTGGCGTAGCCTATGCCTTAAAAGAAGCGGGTAGTAGCAACCGTGTCTGGTGTTTTTTAGGTGACGGGGCTGAAGATCAAGGTCATTTCTATGAAGCGGTCCGTATGGTCGCAGGGCATGATTTGCCTTGTACCTTCATCATTGAGGACAACAATCGCTCAGTGGATACCACTCTAGCAGGGCGCAATCCCTTTGAGTTTCGGTTTAGGATGCCAGGATGCGTTATCCGTAACCACTACACCCCTACTTATCCTCATGCTGGTAACGGCACGAAGAAGCACATTATCTTTAAGGAGCGCAAGTGAAGGTATTGGTTGCTTGTGAGTTTTCTGGTGTTGTTAGGGATGCTTTCTTGCGGGGGGGGGTAGAAGCTATGAGTTGTGATTTTTTACCAACAGAATCACCAGGACCGCATTATCAAGGCGATATAAGGGATGTATTAGATTACCCTTGGGATTTGATGATTGCTCATCCACCTTGTACCGATTTATCAGTTAGTGGGGCTAAACATTTTCCAGCCAAGAAATTGAATGGTAAACAACAATTTGGAGCGTCATTTTTTATGATGTTAGCAAAATCAGATATTTCTAAAATATGTATAGAAAATCCTGTTAGCGTTATGTCAACCTTATATTGCAAGCCAAATCAAATAATCCAACCTTGGCAATTTGGGCATGGGGAAACAAAGTCTACTTGTTTATGGCTTAAAAATTTGCCAAAACTTGTTCCTACAAACATTGTTAATGGGCGTGAAACTAGAATACACAAAATGCCACCAAGTCAAGATAGGTGGAAACTAAGAAGCATTACATATCAAGGAATAGCAGATGCTATGGCATATCAATGGGGTAATTTATGAGCTATAAAGACGCACTAATTCGTGCCAATACCTATTTGGCTGCTGATCCTAAGACTAGGTTTATAGGCTATGGCTTACTTAAAGGTCGAGCTTTAGGTACGCTAATCAATGTGCCAGAAGCCCAGATCATTGAAATGCCAGTTGCTGAGAATTTAATGATGGATATGGCTATTGGTATGGCTCTGGTGGGCTGCAAACCAGTAGTGTTCTTAGAGCGCATGGACTTTTTAATGAATTGCATGGATGCGCTAGTTAACCATCTAGATAAGATCAGCACGATCTCCCAGGGCGAATTTAATCCAAAAGTCATCATTCGGTGCATTGTAGGCAACAAAAACAAGCCTTTATACACGGGATTGACCCATATTCAGGACTTTACCGAAGGTTTACAGGCTATGGTGACTATGCCAGTAGTGCAATTAAAGACCGTTGCTGACATCAATTATTCGTATGAAAAAGCCGACAAAGCCTTATATTCAACGGTTTTAGTGGAATATAAGGACTTAATATGAAAACTAACAAATACTCGGATTTCAAGATTTTTCATGTGGCGGGGAAGCTAAATTCGTTTTTAGAAAACACGGTCACAGCGCCCATTTATGTTCGTATCAAGCCAATTAACTTATGTAACCACGGTTGCTTTTTCTGTACCTACAGTACGGGCTTTAGGGTCAAAGACGGGGGCGAGGAGGAGCATATCCATACAGGTATGCACGAGGACATGAAAGAGGATGACACCATTCCTAGAATGAAAATGCTAGAGATACTGCATGACCTATACAAAATGGGTGTCAAAGCAATCACTTACTCTGGCGGAGGTGAGCCACTCATGCACCCAGACATAGTGGAGATCATGGTCAAGACTTTGGATTACGGTATGGATCTATCCATTATTACTAACGGTCAAAATTTAGCCAAGGAAAGAGCCGTGGTGCTGCGTAATGCGAAATGGGTAAGGGTTAGCATGGACTATACCAATGGCGCAGAGATGAAGCGTTTTAGGAATGTTCCAGAAAAGAGTTTTGACAGCGTGATTAAGAATATCGAGGAGTTTGCGAAGTACAAAGCAAAAGACTGTGATCTAGCAGTTAATTATATTGTGCACCGCAACAATTACGAAAACTTGGGGGTGTTTACACGCCTATTGAAAAGTATTGGAGTGGAAAATGTGCGCTACAGCCCTATGTATGTACCAGATTTTTATAATTATCACAATGCCATTGCTGATTCTGTTAATGCTCAACTTAAAGAGGCTGCCACGCTGGTTGACGATAGCTTTAGCGTTAATAGCACTTACAACATTACTCCTGGCAGCAGTCACTCGCCCATCAGGTCTTACAACCGTTGCTACATCATGCAGACAGTGCCCGTCATCGGGGCTGACCTTGGGGTATACGCCTGTCACAACAAAGCCTACGACAGCACGGGGCTTATCGGTTCGCTAAAGGATCAGAGCTTTAAGGATCTATGGTACAGCCAAGCAACCAAGGATTACATGATGAACTTCAATGCCAAGCGTACCTGTTTGCATGAGTGTTCTAATGACCGCAAGAATATTTTGATTAACGAAGTAGTACAAGCCAGTACCGATAACTTTATTTAGGGATAGATATGCCAAGGAAGAAGAAGATAGTAGAGCCAGCCGTACCTCAAAAGATTAAACTATTCATAGCTACACCCATGTATGGTGGTATGTGTGCAGGGTTTTACACCCAATCTATTCTGCAATTGGTGAGCGTTTGCCGTGAACATAATATTGATTTGAGCTTTAGCTTTATGTTTAATGAGAGCCTGATAACACGGGCAAGGAACGCTATCACCCACCAGTTTCTCAAGAGTGACGCAACTCACATGATGTTTATTGACTCAGACATTAAGTTTAATCCTGCTGACATAGTGCCTATGCTGTCGGTTGATAAGGAGATTATCTGTGGTGTATACCCTAAGAAGGAGATCAATTGGGGTAGCGTCAAGCGAGCTATGGATAATGGCGTACCATTTGATAAGCTCAAGAGCCATACGGGTAGCTTTGTGGTCAACCTAGTTGATTATGTAGGCGAGGTAACCGTGCCTGTAAACCAGCCAGTCGAGATCTTTAATGGTGGTACAGGCTTCATGCTGATTAAGCGGGAAGTGTTTACCAAACTAGCCGATCATGTACCACAATACAGCAATGATGTGGCTGATTTATCAGGGCAAATGCAACAACAAGAAAAGATTTATGAATACTTTGCCACTAGCATTGAACCTGAAACCAATCGCCTATTGTCAGAGGATTATCACTTCTGCCGTATCTGGAGATTGATTGGCGGTAAGGTATGGGCAGCGCCTTGGTGTCAGCTAGCCCACATAGGTACATACGCTTTTGAAGGTAACTTAACGCCCTCGCCCTGATGGTCGCTTAGCAGTCTTAGCAGAATCTCTAAAATCTTTGGAGGTGGGTGCACCTTTAGCACCTACTGATCTCATTTTCTCTCCTGAGCCTGCTGCTATTCTTTTTTGTTTAGCATGAATGTTTGCGTATAGTCCGTTCTTCACCTACTGCACCCCCACCTTCCTCTAGCTGCCTTACCTCGTTTACCCTTCCAACTTTTAGACCTAGCACAAAATGATTTATGCCTTGGTCCTGATTTAGTTGGGGCTTTTAGTTTACTGCCTGTAGCTCGGTTATATTTGGCACGACCCTTGGCAGTTAAGCCACCACCAGCCTTGACTGATAGTTTCTCACCACGCCCAACCGATAGATTAGGTTTACTTGCCATAATTTAACGGGTTCTTCTAGCCCGTTTAGAACTTTTAGCAATACGACTGGTCTTGCGGGGCAACCCACCCATGCGAGTGGTGCGAACTATAGGACTAGGAGCGCTTAGATTTTCTGGCATTTGTTTTCCCGATTGGTTTACGAGCAACAGTTAAGGCAATGGCTATGGCTTGCTTTTGAGGTCTGCCTTCCTTGACCATCTTGCTAATGTTAGCAGAGATAGCGTTCTTTGACTTTGATTTATTAAGTGGCATGGTTTAATTCCTACGGTTAAGTAATCATTTGTTCAGCATTAGCTTCTACTGTATCAGCCCTAGCAAGCCAGCCTTTTTCAAAGTGCGGATTGTTCAATGACTTGTAAAATGCTATTTTTTCTTCGGTGAAATGCTCCACCACATCCATTGGATTAGATTGCCTAATGAGAGCTTGAGTAATTGAACCGAGAACACCATCTGCGTCTGCTCCAACGGCTTTTTGCAAGCATTTGATTGCTCGCTTGACTCCCGCATTGACAGCAAAGTCGAAAACCACATAGTCCACCCCACTAGGTAAAATGTCGCATCCTGCTGGATTCCAATAATTCTGTTTATACAACGGTTTTACCATTACTGGCGTTAAATCTTTGATTTCTTGGACACTAACAGGGCGATTGACATAGGCTTTCCAAGTAGCGATAGTCACTCCTAAGTTAGTAGCGCCCCCAGAATCATTGGGATCTTGAACGAATCCGCCTTCGCTTTTCATCAGCAGGTCAAAGGATTTATTAAAGTTTTCGATCATTAAAAATGCCTATTTGTTCTTTGAGCCAGCCCTGTAAAGACACCAATTGCTGTGTAGTTATCGCACACTTTTCAATAAAGGCAGGGTCGGAGGGGGTTCCATCAGTGCTGCTGGTGGATTTGGAAACGCCTGTTGTTTGATCGGTGTTGGGGAGGCGCATCCCACCATAAACACGCTTAATAAGAGCAATGCGGTTTTCATAATCAGATTTAACCTTTTGGTTTACTTGTTCAGCTTCTTTAGCTTTAGACTTATTAATGAGTTCCTGCTCTTTGGCAGCTAATTCCACCTTAGCCACATACGCATCGTACTTGGCTGACTCATACTTGCCATACCCTAGTCCAGCTATTGCAAGAACAGCACAAGCAGCGTAGATATAGATTGAGATTGGTAAGGGAAACATTATTTTCTCATGGGTTGGCTAGTAACAAACCGCAATATGGCACAGATAAGCCCAATAGCTATAAAGATAATGCCGTAGTACTTAGGTGAAATGATGTTTTGCAGGTAAGAAAAGTTTTCGTACAGCGAGCCAATAATGACTAGTGAAAGTGAGAACCACATAGTCCTCGACTTCCACATAGGCTTAGGGTGACGGTTATAAACCTTCGCCTGGCGTAACATAAACTGCTGAGTTAGCTGAGTCACCAATTACTCTGGCATATACATTAGCGCTTTGGCTTACTTGTGGACCAGTAATGGTGAAGTAAGCATAAGGCGGTACAGCAACAACATAGCTAGGAACTAGATCTGGCAACGCCACATTAAAAGTGTTAGAGGCGCTAATCCATACATAGGCAAACGCATTAACACTGTCGTTGGACAAATAGTATTGGTTTACAGGGCTGGTAGCGCTAATAGTAAAAACATTAGACTCTGTATTAGCAGCGCCATTCGCCACAACTTTGACAGTTTTACCCATCGGCTGAAAAGCGATATTATTAGCCATTAGATAATCCGATTCTTTTCAGGCTTAGTAGTTGAGGAGATCTTGCTGTTGTAATCTCCTTCTTCAAAGCAAATAACGCTACGAAATCCACCCATCGGAACCTGACCTGGACTCCATTTTTGGCTGCGGACTGTTACATCTGAAGGCTTCTGTGGGCGCATTGCCTTAGGATTATCCTTCTGTGAAAAGTTATAATCCTTAGCTCCAGGCACTTCACTCTTGAGTTGAAATTCTTTCATGTCTTTCATTTGTATTTCTCTCTTTAATGTTGATTAGAAGATAACTGAAAATTGAGAAAAATGCCATCGTTCCCAGTCGTTCCCACCTTGGATCCCACATAGTCCAGCACGCCAGAGAAAAAGAAAGTCCTAGCGCTAAGACTGATAACATACGCTCTGATATGACTGCTAAAGCTAAACGAACTAATGCGACTGCATCCATTGTTAATCCCCTTGTTAATTAAACTATCCATAGTTTAATCCTCATCATCTTCTGTTGCAATAAAACCGCTACCCCATTCTTCATCGGATAGCTTCTGCTTGAGCTTCTCTATATTGACTGCACGGTCAATAACCTTGCATTTATCAGTCAAAGAGTAGCTTTCATCCTCCATAACAAGCAATAGGAGCTTGCTAACAGCTTCTTCTAGGTCAGGGTTTAAACCTTTATTCTTTTTAGCCATGATTATTTAGTGATTAAATTGTATGCGCCAGTAGCTGCGCCTGTACCTACTGCACCATAAACCCCTATTCTGATGCCTTTTCTAATGTATTCTTTTTTCTTTTGAGCATCAGTGATTGCGTTCACTTCTCTTAAAAACTGATCTCTTTGCTGAATATTCATAACACCCGCTTTTTCAAGGCGATTAGCTACTTTAGTAACCTGAGCATTGATTTCATTGATGTCTTTAGCACGCTCAAGATCGCTATTAATCAACATTAGATCGTTCTTTAAGGTTTCTTTTTCTGCTGCCGTAGCAGTTCTAGTAGCGCCCATTTCAGTTACCTTAGCGCCCCGTTGTTCTGCTGTAATAGCTGCCTTTACATAGTCATCTGCCATTTTTGCGGAATTGGTTTCTTTTAACATGGTTCTGTTATCACGCAAAAACTGCTGTAATTGATTAGCTGTCTTTCTACTTTCAAGCTGGCTTACAAAATAGCGCTGTGCTGACTGCTCTGCTAGTTTGACATCACCACCAAGGGCATCTATTAAAGCACGGTAATCTTCAGGAGTTTTAAATACTTTTGTTGGGATTGACTGGGCTGGAACTTTAGCGTAATTAGCGCCTAAACCATACAACTGTGTATCTGTTAAAGCCTTACCAACTTTAGTTTGAAACACTCGCATTGGCTCTGAATCTATGCGGTATTGGTCAATAAACTTACGGATGCCAGGAGAGAAATCTTCCATTACGCCTTCAACAACTTTAGCTAGTCTACCTGCTTGTTGTTGGCTGATCGCATCAAATCCTTCTGCGGGTAAACCCGAAGCCCGATCTCGTAAAAACCGTCTTAGGTTTTCTAAACCTTCAAAACTGACTGGTTTGCCTCGCACAATACCTGTAACTGGATCAACTTCTCTAGGATTGATAGCTCTCTTAACTTGTAACAATTGATTTTTAATTGCGTCAACGGATGCTATAGCTAATTTAGTATCAGGATTAACAATTTCAGCGTTAATTGTTTTTAATGCGTCTTTAAATGCTTCTGTGTCTGCTACCTTTTGACCAGCTTTTTCTTTATTTAAAGCAAAATTAAATGCCTCAGCCTTGTTGGTTGTTGCATTAGCTTCACGGGTAGCTTTTAAAGCATTGTATTTTTGGTCAACTATTGACCTAATGTCTGTACCAATTTCATTTAATGATTGTGGAATAGGCTTAGTAGCGCCAGCTTCTGTGCTTACAGTAACGCCAGGCAAACGACTATAGGCAGCCTCGCTCTTACCAGCTTCTCGTTGTGCAATTTTTTCTGCTGCAAGAGCACGGGATTGAGCAGTTTCCGCTTGAGTACCTGCGGTAGAGATTTCTTCTTGTAACCTCTTACCTGTTGTTTTTTGGAGTTCTTCAGCAAGATCTTTACCACCAGACATCATCTTGCCAATCTTGCCAACGCCATATTTTCCTAATTCATATACTGCTTTACCGCCAGCAAGCGCTGCGGGGATAAACTCTCCAGCAGTCTGATAGCCACTGACTGACTCGCTTGGCTGAGGAACGCCTAATTTTGATAGACCAGATTGAATGTTTTTAGTTGTAGGAAATACAGTTTCATAGCCCTTTAAAGCGCCTTTACCTTTTGCTCCTACTTCAGGTCCACCAGGCAATACACTCTCAATATCTCCAAGAGTTCCAGGTATGCTTGTTGCTAATCCATAGGCTATTGCACCTGCTTTTTCTCCAAAGCTAGGTTTTTTCTCTGGCTCAATAACAATTGAATCTGGATTAAATTTAGCTGTAACCCTACCTTTAGGTTCTTCTGCTATGGTTGCTGTTGAAGGGTCAAATGCCATTATTGATCCTCCCAGTTTCCATTTCCTAGATACTTAGCTTTATTTCCAGAGCTATCTGTATATACTTTTCCAGTCACATACTTATCTTGAGTTCCACCACCAGTAGGAGCATTGCCATAAGTAGCAGTAAAGCTAACTGGTTCAGCATCAGGCAAGCGATAGCCAGAAGATTCAAATGCTCGTCTACGCTGACCTGCTGTATCTAAAGTGTAATCAATTTGATCTTGAATCATATTTTGAACAACTTTAGGCTGGTCGCTTTTCTTAGCAGTAAATTCTTGATAGTTTTTAAGCTCGTTACCAGTTAAGGTAGCACCAAACAGGGCATGACGGTTAGGTGCTTGCAAGCGTTGGTAATCTGACCACCATGAAATTGCTTTTCTACCTTCTTCTCCGCCATACCTACGCAATGCTTCAGCTTCCAAATCAGCACCAAAACCAAATAAACCCAAACTAGCATATTCAGGTTTAAACTTGTTTTTAAGGTTAATTAAGCCACTAGCAAGAGATTCAAGTCCTGTAATACTGTTAATTTCTTTATCTTTTAATGGTTTTCCAGCATCTTTAGCATTAACTTTCATCATGGCAATGCCTAGATCTTGTGCCATTTTGTCTGCTTTTAACTGGGCATCCATAAACTTGTATAGATCTTCTTTGACTCCAATAGCGCCTTTAGTATTGTAAGAAGCCTTTAGATAGTCACTTCCTGAAGCTGCTACAGCAACAGCACGATCAGCGCTTGCCTTTGCTGAATCAATTAAAGCAGTCTTATCGGCTAGTTCTAATTCTTTATATAAACGCTCTTGAGTTGCTTTTAAAGAAGCCATTTCCTTTTCAAACTGGATTTGTTCCCGTCTAAAGACATCTTGTCTACCAGTCTGATAGCCCTTCATCATGCCTGTCATGGAATCAATCGCTGCTTTACCTGACCTAGCGCCATACTGTCCTGCTGCCGTACCAATAAAGGCAATGAGTCCAGCTAAAGAGGACATACCAATAAAGGTTTCTTGGCTAGGTTTAAAATCAACTCCCCTAGATACGGCACTGAGTTCTTTTAAAACAGGTTCTCTAGCTGCACGCTGGATGTCCGATGTTTGATAAGCTGCATCACGGGTAGCCTGTGCTTCACCCATAGATTTTTGAACAGCAGCCTCACCCTCAGTCTTATAAAGATCAGCCGTATTTTGACTAGCTTGGCTTAAATCACCCATGCTAATACGAGGTGCTTTAGGTGCTTTTGGGACAACAGGGTTTGAGAAGTTGCCTAATGTTTCAGGATTAACAGCCATGATTAAATCTCTCCTCTTTGTGTTGGCAAGGAATTGGTATAGTTTCCGCCACCAGTAAGTAAATCACTACCAGCATTAGCAATAGCATCAAGTGCGCCTGTACTTTGTCTTATTCCCGTTCCTGGTGTTCCTGAAGGTAAGTTAGGGCTATAACCCAAAACCATTGGCGCAAGCAATACACCAAGTTGTTTAGCAAAGTCTGCTTGACTTGCTGCTAAATCTTTATCAGCTTGCATACCAGCTTGAATAGCATTAACAGCGTAGTTATCACCAATGTTTGCAATCTTGATACCTTGGATTAACTGGTTATCTAATAGGCGTGCTTCCAAATCAGCAATACTGTTAGCGCCTTGTAAGACTCCTACACCACCTGTACGACTAATGTTTTGGGCTGCCATAGCTCTAGCTGCTTTTACTGCTTGAATGTTACTAGCACTTAGATTGCCTGCTTGAGCGCCAGCAATTAAACCTTTTCCAATGCCTTGATAAGGAGCAGCGATTCCCATTCTTTCATTCTTGGCTTGTTGTGCTTGATCTTCTGCTTTCTTAGCAGCAGGTTGGGCAACACCCTTAGATAGAGCGTAGGCTGTACCAGCACCCAAACCTAAGCGAAGTAATTGACTTAAAAGATTAGAGTAATCGCTATCTTTGCCACCTGGTTTAGTGCCAGGCGCAGCTTGAGGTATCTTTGTTAGCGCCTCATAGTATGGATTACCAGTTGGCGTATAAACAGTTTGTTCTCCTGCCGTAGGTAATCTTCCCCCTGGGTATAATTGTGGGTATTCTTTAGCTACTTGTTCAGGAGTACCAGGCAATCCTGTTGAAGGAAGAACTCCAGGACCAGCAGGACCTACATCTTCGGGACCGCCAGCATAGTAACCAGGACTAGCATTTGGGGGATAAACAAAGGCTTGTTGCTGTGGCGTATAACCCATTTCAGCGTAAGTAGGACCAGCTTGTTCTGGATAACTTTCTTGTGGGGTGTAGCCCATTTCGTTATAGGTTGGACCAGCTTGTTCTGGATAACTAACATTCGGTTCATAGTTAATATTAGGCTCATAAACTGTGCCTTCTGGAATATAAGGACCGCTAGACTCGTCAGTTACATAATCTTCACCGTCATAGTATTCCAATAAACCAGTATCAGGATTTATGCTTCCAGCACCACCACGCTTTTTAAGTAAAGCAGCCTCTTTAGGGGTAATGTGGGCAAGGACTGTATCTTTACCTCGACCCTTAGCACGGATCATTTCCGCCAATGCTGGCAATCCCAAGCCAAGTGTTTTTGATAAAGTATTATTCATATTTAACTCCCTATTTCATCCAAATCTCGTAATGATTGGGCATTAACCCACTTCTTCTTAGGTGCTGCTCCTGATTCTTCACTAATCTTTTCTCCTTCTGAACCTGTATCGCCTGCTCCTCCACCGCCACCGCTTGCCAATGACACACTACCAGTGTTCAATGCTTGTCCCAAGGCTGCTGTACTAGGTCCAAAGTATGAACTAGTTGCTGGACTTGTGCCACTAGTTGCCATCATTGGAGCAGGTTGTGAAGTTGGCGATCTAGCCGTTGGTTGATTTGTTTCTCTTATAACTTCTTTAGCTCCCGTACTAGGAGTAACTGTCCTACCACTAGTAGGTGTACTGCCAGTAGAAGGCTTGGTGCTTGGGAAGAAGTAAGAAGATAGTGCGCCAGCCAAAGTGGTAGCTGTAGTACCAGCTAATTTTTCACCAAATGTTCTTTCTTCTACAGGGATACCTTCAGGGTATAAATCAGGATATTTTTGTGATACCTCATAAGGTGATAAATAACGCTGTTCTTCGGTATCAAATACTTGATCGTGACCTTGTAAATCATAGCCACTTGTCTGAATATCTTTAATTGCGCCACCAGTTAAACCACTAATAGTTCCTCTAGCCAAGCCTGATATGGGATCTTTGCCACCTAAAATAGCAGTTACTGTGCCTTTAACAGCGCCTGTAGCACCCCCTGCCACAGTAGAAGGTATATCTTTAGGTAAGGCAGAGCTAATTTCTCCTGCAACTTGAGCGCCTACACCAGCAATAGCAGCATTTTTAAGCGATTCTTCTACTACTTTTTGCCAGTCATTACCGTTTAAAGCGCCATTAAGGGCTGTATTTCCACCAGCAGCAATAGCTGCGGTTACTGCGCCACCATAGGCTGCTGCGGTTGCTGTACTTGCTCCCATGCTAGTCAAAATAGAAGCGCCCATTTGCGGACCCATTGCTACGCTTGCCATAACTGCTGTACCAATTTTAATTACAGAATCAAAAACCTTATAAAGTTCACCAGATTGGTTTGCAGGAGTAACATCTTGAATCGTATAAGTACGATTGCCTTTTTCTGGATCAGTAAATACTTTACCTGTTTTGGTGTTTATTAAATATTCAGGCTTTTGAACTGGAAGTTCAACTCCATTAATAGTGACTGTATCTGGAACGCTTGACCCTGCATACGCATAGTTACGATTACCCAAGCGCATATTGGCAGGATCTTCATAGCTTGAATAAGGCGGTGTAATACTAATGGCAGTGTTTGGAGAACTAGGATCAGCTAAAGCGGTAGATCCATCTGCATAATGATATTGTCCTTGTCCATAGTAATCAGACCAACTAACAGCATTTTTTTGTAAATTATTAGGATCAATAAGCCAATTTACACCACCAGTATCACCAGCAGCAGCTTGTTTTGCATTTTGTTTATCTTGAAACTCTTGACTACCAGCAATTCTACTAATGGCTTGTGCCATGTCCATACCACGAAAGGTATTCATGCCGTCAGGATCAGGATTTCTACCTAAATAGCGATTGTAAAGTTGTTTAACTTGTTCGTCATTTAGCCCAGATTGAGGTTCTTGAGTTACTGGATTTCTACCCGCACCTGAATTCATAGGCGTGGTAGCAGGCGCTTGCTGATTGGTTATACGCTGTGCATACTCTCCACTTCCAAGGATTCCTTGAAGTACCTGTTCATAGCTTTGTCCACGCCAAGTATTTAATCCACCTTGGTCAGCGCCACGCCCTAAATACTGTTGATAAAGCTGATTAATTGCATTGTCGTCTAAGCCAGACGGTGCTTGTTCTTGTGGTTGCTGTTGTTGTGGTTGCTGTTGTGGCTGAGATTGACGGTTGCGGTATTCTTCGGCTTCTCCGCTATTGGCTATGCCACTTTCAATGGTTCCGTCATCGTACTGTAGCCAGCCTTCAGCACCTGGCTCTGGATCACGACCAAGATATTGTCTATAAAGACTCGCTAATCTGCCGTAATCCATTATTGATCTCCCACTAGCATTTCTGCCAACTTACCTGCTGACATAATTGCACCAATAAAACGGTAATCAAAGCCCTCTTGGATTTCTTCTGGTTTAGCCATCTTAGATTGGATAGCTTGTTGCTTAACCATTGCATATAAGGTTTTATCCCGTAAGGATTTTTCAGCCATAAGCCCTAATTGAACTACTAGGCTAGGATTGATATTGTCCTTAGCTAAAACAGCCTTTAACTGTTCTTTAGCTTGCTCAATTTCAGGAGTTTGCGTAACTTGTCCTTTGTTTTGCATAGCCGTCATTACTTCACTGTCAGGAAAAGCCGATTTTTTTTGGGGTGGGGAAAGCGGATTAGTTGCCATTAAACTAGCCCCATGGTACTAGCAATTTGTTGGTGAATATACAGGTGAGAAGCGATCCAATCGTAAAAATCATTCTCCACATTCCAGTCTACATCGAGCATATTAAAGGGGTTACTAAGCTCTAAAATGTTGGCAAAACTCTGATGTTCGACCTGATGGGCGAGCAACCAGTCGTCTAAATAGTCGGGTTCTGCCTCTGAAAGCGGGAAAGCAGGCACTAATATGCCTTGATCTAGGAATGTTTCCCTAAATACTTGGTGTTGTTGAGCATTAACGAATAAGAAGTCCTTTAATGATTCAACATTGCCAAATTCCACAGTTTGTAAGGTATTAAAATCCATTACCGATTAACCTTATCTCTTAACTCTTTATATATCTCCGCCAACATCCCTTTGATCTCAGTAATATCTGCTCTGTAGTCATCTTTAGTGACATACATGAGGGGCATTTCTCTGACATCTTCGTCTAGTCTAGTAAGGCTTTTACTAATGTTATTTAGCACCCAACCTCCTAAGAATCCAGCTATAGCAATCGCAATATTGAAAAGATTTTGAGTATCCATGAGTTAGATCGCATAGTAAGGAATTTTTACATTGACACTGTTTACATTGGCAATAATGTAGCCAGCAGGAATAAGCATCATGGTCGCTGAACTAAAAGTAGCGTTAGAAGCGGTATTAGAGGTATATCTAAAAGTGGTTACATTTTCTGTACCACTCGTAATAGTTACATTAGCTAAGGTAAGGTTTCCTAAGCTAGTAATCGTAGAACCTAGTGTAACTAGGGTATTCCCTAATGTAGCACTTGAATTAGCAAGAAAGCTGTTAGGAAAGGTTGCTGCTACGCTTTGAATATTAGCATTTTGAAAGGCTAAATTGCCTACTGTAGTAGCGGTGTTTCCAAGTCCTATGGTGGTATTGCCAATGGTGATATTGCCACTCGTAATGGCTGTATTGGCTACAGTAATGGCTACATTGGTAGCTGTTGTTATCCGACCTTTAGCATCGACAGTAACTTGAGAAACTGCGCTTGTATTGCCATACACACCTGCAACAACGCCACTAGTATTAAGTGTAGGATTTGGATAAGTCCCAGTAAGGTCACCGCCAGCAACGCCACTAGGAGTAACGCCAGAAATCGTAACATTAGCAACATTGGTTAATTGTCCTTGTGAATTAACGGTAATTTGAGCTACTTGCGTAGAATTACCATAAACACCTGAAGTAACAGCCGTGTTTGCTATATTTAAAGTAACATTGGCTGCTAAATTACCACCACCAGATAAGCCTGTACCAGCAATAATGGTTCTAGTATTGGCTACTGCACCTGTGACATTGGCTACTGGAATAGTAGTTGAGGCTGTAACGATATTAGAGCCATTGGCATACATATAACCAGTAAGACCAGTAACGGTAATATTGGCAAAGGATTCAGTGCTACCACCTAATACTTTTTCCCATGTTGAGCCATTAAAGATAGCCCAATCGCCCTCAGACCAGATATTAATGCCGTCTAAATTCGTTGTTCCTGCAACGGAAACAATATAGTAATTATTAGTCGTTCCAACGCTACTTGTTAAAGTAGGATTATTGGTCGCAGCGTTCCAAGTGCCTTGATAACTCAAGCCACCACTACTACCGCCACTAGCCGAAACGACTTTAAGAACCATGATCTAAATTCCTATTTAATTACTATGACGGTCACACACCGTCACCTGGGGTGATATAAACAACAGCAGTTGTAGTGCTGTAGCCTGTGAAATACGCATTAGGAGCAAATGTCAAAATCTCATCTGTACCTGCAAGTAATGGAAACGCTGGTTGAGAACTGGTTACTTGTACCGCATAAGCAGTTGCATTAGCAGCGTCTACTCCATATCCTAAAAATACTGTAGTTGTACCTGCATTGATAATGCGATATTGATTACCGCCTAAAGTGGTAGAACTGCATTGCACAGGAGTAGGCGGAGTAGATGCAGCCGTAAAAGTAACGGTGTTACCTGTTTTACAAAAGGCATTAATACCCATTTTATGCTCCTACAGGGGCTTCTACCCACGATAAAGTTGCTTCATCCCATACCCAAGGTCCGCCTGTAGTTGGCGCTGGTCCTGGAGGAGTTGGCGCTTCCCATAAGTAAGTAGCTGGATTCAAAACCCATGAAGGATAGGGTTGTGGGGCTGCAAAGCCTATACCATCCCATGAGTAGCCAATACCAGCATAGTTGTAATTAAGCGGAGTGCCACCATCAGGAGTCATTGGCTCGGCAGGAGGGCTAGGTGCGTAATGCACATTTCCATAAGTGTTATACGAAGTTTGAACCCATAAAGTTGGATCTCCCAAAACTCCGCTATCAATAAATGTTTGATCGGCAACAATCACATCAGTGACTATCCCGTTTTCTACTTTTGCAAAATGTGCCATATTTGTTCCTTAAAAAGTAATCGTTCCAGACGAATTAAAAGTGTAAATGTAGTTTCCGCCAGATGTAGTAAATGTGGGCGATCCTGTAGTTGCTGAAGCGGGTCTATAAGCAGTTGAATAACTAAATATAATAATTCCTGAACCGCCAGAACCGCCAGTTTGTGATCCCGCAGAACCGCCTCCACCACCGCCAAGATTAACAGTACCATTTGTTCCTGCACCATTAGTACTTCCAGCTCCACCGCCACCAGAACCACCATTTCCTCCTGCAAGAGAAGAAGGAGAACCACCACCACCTCCGCCACCAGCATAGGTTACAGATGAACCGCTTATAGATGATGCTGTTCCTGCGCCTCCATTGCCACCAGCAACAGAAGAAGCATTACTACCCACAGCGCCAGCGCCACCACCTCCACCACCAGAGGTATATGTTACGCCATCAGTAGATCCTGTACCTCCAGCATTACCTTGTCCAGAAGTTGCTGTACCACCAGCAGTTTGTCCACCCGAACCACCGCCACCAGAACCGCCAGATCCCGCAGAAACTGATTGTGGACCTGATGCTCCTCTACCTCCACCAACAGAAGCTGTTACTCCTGTAATTGATGAATTTGATCCACCTGTTGCAGTAGGAGTGCCACTTGTTCCACCAGTTCCACCAGCACCAATGGTTACGGTATAAGATGTTCCTGAAGTGATAGTAAGTGTTCCAGTTAAAAGACCCCCTGCACCACCAGCACCAGATTGGTTATAAGACGCACCACCACCTCCAGCAACTTGTAAGTAAGTAGCGCTTGGAGCAATAGTTCCAATTAGGCTTCCACTACTGGTAAACGAATGTATGGTATTTCCACTAGATGTAGTTACAGTACCGCCAGTAAATCTTTGGCTACCAGCGTATGAAATGATTACTATGCCTGAACCGCCATCACCGTTGTAAGTAGTAAATGCTCCACCACCGCCACCTCCAGTATTAGTTGTACCGTTAGTAGCGGTTGCTAATGCACCATTACCACCACCGCCAGTACCGCCAGAACCTGAGCTAACTCCTCCTCCACCGCCACCGCCACCAGCGTAATAAACTGAAGAACCTGATAGTGAAGAAGTTAAACCTATACCACCATTTGAACCAGCTTCGTTAGCTGAGTTTGCAGCAGCAGCACCAGCACCACCGCCTCCAGCACCGTTGTAAGTTCCTGTTCCTACTGCGCTACCTCCAGCATTACCTTGACCAGAAGTTCCAGCACCACCAGTTCCCACATTACCGCCAGCATAAGCACCACCACCTCCTGAACCACCAGAACTAGCTGCTGCACTATAGCTAGTGCGCCCACCACCAATTGCTGTTGTTGTCACTATACTAAAACTTGAATTAGCACCACTTGATTGGCTAGCTCCACCAGCACCAACAACAACGGTATAGGTAGAATTAGTATCAAGAGTAGTAGTAGAAGCAAGTAGTCCACCTGCACCACCTCCGCCTCCAGTACCTGCTCCGCCACCAGCAACAATTAAATAGCTTGCAGATAAAGAGCTAATAGGACTAAGGACACCACTAGAAGTGAATGTATGGATAGTGTTGCCACCGCTTGATGTGACTGTGCCACCACCAAATTGTTGTGCGCCTGTGTAAGAGATGATGACAATGCCTGAGCCACCATTAGCTCCATTTGCACTTACACCAGCACTTGCACCACCACCACCACCTAAATTGGCTGTTCCAGCAGTTCCAGCTATTTGATTGCCTCCAGCACCACCGCCTCCATTACCACCAGAACCAGGAGTACCACCAGCTTGTTGAACAGAACCACCTCCACCACCAGCATAAAAGGTGCTTGTTCCTGAAATAGAAGATGCAACACCAACACCACCGTTACCAGCTACAGAACTAGATTGAGCAGCTTGACCTACAGCGCCAGCGCCACCACCACCGCCACCTGGATAATTACCACTTGAATAAACTGCAGTACCACCAGCATAACCTTGATTAGCCGTTCCAGTTCCGTTTGCTTGACTATTCGCTGCGCCACCACCGCCAGAACCACCATTACCAGCAGGATTTGTTGGATTAGATGAAGCTCCAACACCGCCTCCAGTAGATGTAACAGTTGTTAATCCTGTTCCAGATATAGATGAGTCAGAACCGTTAGTACCACCTGCTCCTGAACCGCCTGTTTTTCCAGTGCCACCTGCGCCAATGGTTATTGTATAAGAAGTTGTTAAAGAAAGACTTAATGCTGATTCAGCAGAACCTCCACCGCCAGATGTTCCAGCAGAAGTTCTGTATCCGCCAGCACCACCACCCCCACCTGAAGCATAAGTACCACCTCCACCGCCACCAGCAACAACTAGGTAACTAGCAGTAACACCAGCACTACCAGAGCTAAAGCCAAAGGCTGCTAGGGCTGCTGCACCGATTTTAGATAAGCGAGGCATTTATGCGAACTTTGTTTGGGAGGCTAAGATTGTGTAAGTATTTGCTGCACTTTTCATAACAACATAAACATAAGTATCTGTTGAGTTGGCATTTCCACTAGTGGGCGCTGTTCCGCCTTGCCATTTAGGAGTAACCGTGCTGCCGTCAACTTGTACAAGACTGTTGTAATAAGCTGTAGCGCCTTGAGCAGTGACTAAACTTGCTGAAACAGACACATTGGCTGGCACTGCATTATTAAAGGTTGTACCTGCATTTCCACGGAAATTAACCGTAAAGTTACCAGTAGCATTAGCTGTGCAATAGACCACCACATTAGACAAAATATCAATGTTGATTGTGGCGTTTGCTGCTGTAGCTGTGATGTTTGCTGGCTCTTGAATATTCTCAATCGTAGCGTTGTTTAGCGCTAAATTACCAACAGAGGTAGTAGCACTTCCTAGCGTTAAAGTCGCATTACCTAAAGTCGCTGTGCTATTGGCTAAAAAGCTATTTGGAAAAGTAGTCGCAACACTGGTAATTAAGACATTACCTAGGCTTAAATTACCAACAGTCGTAGTGGTATTGCCAAGCCCAATGGCTGCGTTACCTAGCGTTGCTGTAGTATTAAAGTCTGCATCTAAATTAGATAATGGTATTGCCGTAGTAGCATTACCAAATGTATAGGGAACTCCAGCCATTTTAGAACCTCACTCTCAATTCATGTTCAAATTCGTATGTGTTAACAACAAATCCAGCCGAGTTGGAAGTTTGGGTTAACCCTAAGTATTTTCCCCATTGCATAGCATCTGACTTATACAAGGTATAACCAGTTCCACCTAACCAAGATATTACTGTAGAACTACTATTTGTCCAAGAAATAGTTTGATTGGAATTATTGATCCAAGTAATAAAGTTTTGTAAGGTATAGACAGGGCTAGAACCATTTTCAGAATCTATGGTGACATCTAAAACAGCGCCTTGCGTAAGTGTTGCTTCAATACCAAATTTTAAAGCCTGTTTAGTACGGATTGGATCAGTCAAAGGCAATAAAGCGGTTTGGATTCGACTGGTAATGGCTTCTGTGGTGTTGTCATATAGTTTATGCAAAGCATTATTAGACACCCCGTAAAGACTAATTTTTCCATTATAAGGAACCGTTGTAATGTACTTTAAATCATTATCTTGGCTAGTTAAAAACCAGCGTTTTTCAAAGAAAACGGCTTGAATATAACGGTAGCTATCGGTAAATATATTGTCGTAATAACGGAAATTAAAGGCAGCGCATAGAATATTATTGATAAGAACCTGACCTGCATAAATTGGGCTATTAAAGTCAATATTAGGAATTAAGCCGTCTAAACTATCGGAGAGTTTAGAAGTGGTAGAACCAACAAGGGCGTAAACCCCATAATCGTTCATAAATAGCACAGATCTAAAGTACGGGAATATGGCGTACGAACGCTTAGAACCCACAGAAGCGCTGACATTGGTATTGGTAAATAAAGTCGTACCAGCCGTGGTGACCCGAACATCAGAAAACACATTGATCGAGTCGTCACCAAAAACATACAAAAAGTTATTAGCAGCGACAATTTGCTCAATATTGCCATGTAGGGTTGAGTCCGTAATGACAATTGTGCCAGCCGATACGCTTGTAAAATCGCTATAAGAACCCGCAGCAGAGTAAGCTACTGAGCGCCCAAAGGCTACCCAGACCCTGCCAGAAAATGAGGAAACTCCCACATTAGGCTCGTTATTGATAACGGGAACTAAATTAGCGCCAGAGCCACCAGCCGAGATCGTGGCAGTAATATTGGCATTATTGGTATAGTTTTGACCGTAATTGGTCATTACCACTACGGAAACCGCATTGTTACGAATAATGGCAGTACCTGCTGCACCCGTGCCACCACCACCGCTAAAGGTAACAGGCGTTGTGCCATTGGTATAACCTGAGCCACCATTGACTACCGCAGTAGCCACCGTACCCTGTCTAAAAGTTAAAATCTCTGCAATAGCGCTGGCATTAGAGCCACCGCCACCAGCAAAGGTTACGGTAAGGTTACTGGCGTTGGTATAGCCTGATCCTGCATTAGTTAAAGTCACATAAGTAACAGCATTGCCAGTAACAGCGCAAACTGCTTCAGCCCGAACACCACCAACTTCATCTGGTCCTGAAATGGTTACGGAAGGAGCCGTATTGTAGCCAGAACCATAGTTAACCATTGCCACTAAACCAACTGAGCCAATAGTAGTGGTGTTGTTACCATCCCATTGGTATAAACCCTTAGACTGATCTAATATCAAAATATGGTCATTGTTATATTGGCTAACTTGGATGCCAGCATTGGAAAAAGTATTGGCTATAGCAACAGTACCTTTAGTGCTGGTTGTTACATTGTAATATTCGGCTGAACCGTCTGATAAAAAAGCTAAAACATAGTCTGTAATGTTTAGGCTGGCAGAAGCAAAATGCGTAACGGTATTAGAAAAAACTACGGAATTGTTGCTGGAATCTCGAACTGCAGCTTGGGTTGGTACAATTTTTAAATTGCCAAAACCAACAGGTTGGGCATTTTCTAGCCAAGAAAACTCATCCTCACCAATGGCAGTTCGGTTTGCTTTGGTATTAAGCCCTTTAAATTGCTTAATAACCTGATAAGACTTTTTCTGTTCTGCCGAAGCCATGATAAATTAAGGTGTATTAAATGCGGTTGGAATCCTGCGAGTAAAGGTGCTATTCAAAATTGAATTAGCTTGTTTTAGATACTCTTGTTTAAAAATTTCTGATTCGCCATAACTTTGCTCATAAAACTTAGCAAGGTAGGCTGCATAAAACTTTACCGCAGAAGTATAAGGGTCTGCAATGGGGTCAACTGCTGTGGGCGCTGTTTGCACTAAGGCAGTTGGCAAAATAACCGTATCTAGTTCAATTTGATAGACTTGATCTGGGGCAGGACCGAAATAAATATTGCCTTGTCCATAAATACTAAAAACAATAGGTCGGCTGACATTGTTTTGCCAAATCCGCATGGTGGAATTAAAGTTAGACCAAGCCATATAATCCATAGGAATACGAGAGTTACCCCAATACAGATTAATGTTGACAATGTCTAAAGTAGTTAAACCCTCTGGCAAAGCCTCGTAATAAATATTCTCAGTATTACCAACATACTGCAAGGTAGCTGTACCGTCAGCAAAAGCAGTGCTTGGCGGGTAATTGTAGCCACTAGCAGGATAAGCAGGTGGAGTAGAACTTGAAGTTCCACCTGTAATGTATTGATATATATAGATATTGCTATAAACAAAAGTATTGGCAACAACAACAGTATCCGCTACCCAAGGTGTAGGGTTAGCAGGTGTTGCACCATTAATGGTATTGCCAGCAGGTACTGCGCAAGGAACTTGAGTTACTTGAATTGTTCTAAGACACCCTGTATCACGGACAACTCGTTCCCGTGCAGAGTTAATGTAATCAGTTAACTGTGATGTGCTGTAAAAGTTAGCGTTTGCATCATGCAGTAATCTCTGCACTTCAGTAATGTAGGAATTAAGCGTAGCCATAGTTTAGTATCCATAGTTCATGCTACAGCCTGTAGGACTTTTCCCCCACCCCTCTTTGAAGAAGGGAGAGGTACTCTTTCCACCAACGGGGATAACGATTGGTTCTTTTTTGGCGGTTCAGTAGATAGCTCCCATTTAGACAAGATTTCAAAACCCGTATCTAAATCATTGGAAGTTTTTATCCATCCTAACCGTGCCAAGTAAACTTCCTTGTTTTCTTCTTTGTAACCAAAAATATGCTTGGCAGTTTCAATTGGAATTTCAACAGTTGTGCCAGGCAAAAAATCATAAACCACTCCAGCAAAACCATCTTTCAATGGTTTGTCGGAATGGTTGGTTACAAATATACTAGACATTAGAAGCTAATTACATCACCAAAAACACTAATGTTGACGGTGTTGGTATTTCCTGAAGCGGTGTTCACTTTAACAAACAATGTTGAAGTTGTAGATCCAGAAATAGCCGTATTAGCACCATAAGCGCCAGTAATCGGAATATCAAGATAACGACCTGCTGCTGACAGTACAGTTAAAACAGTATTTGCAGTAATCAAATTAGCATCATTACCATCAGAGCTAGTATAGATTCCTACATTTCCTGAAGCAACTGAACCAACTGGGCTAGTAATTGTAATTTTTCTTACAATAATTGAACCCGAATTGGAAACTGCCCCACCATTGGTTAGACCACCAGTTGCAAGTGACAAGTTAGCTACCGCATTACCTGTTGCAGATAAAGATACAGTGCTAACAAAAGCAACTTTTACATTACCAAAACTATCAATGCGTAGATTATCTACCGAATTGGGGTTAGCCATTATCTTTCCCCTTAACTAGCAAAGGTACTTGAAACTGCTTGACCGCCATTGACAGTAATCAATTGCACTGAAGTATTGGTAGTTGCCAAAAATTGCACATTAATACCGTCAGAGATAATAACGCCACCAGAGTTAATGGGGTATACATTTGAGAATGTAGCCACATTAGAAGTAGCGTTGTAATTCGATACAGCTTGAATTACCACATTGGCGGTTGCAAATGCCATGTAAGTACCAGCAGGAACCACATTACCAGCCGTAGTGACGGTAATGTTAGAAACTGATTGGTAATACGCTGCGGCAGTATTTGCATAAGTGCCTGTTACTAAAATCTTATTTAGACCGAGTGCCATGACTAGTTCTCCTTATAATGAAATAGAGTTGTAGCCAGATACTCTGGTCATTGACTTCGGCTTAACGCTTACCAATTCGGCAATCATCA